ATGGCTATTGAACCGACCGTGCCCGAGGGACTGGACCCTGAACTCCGGCGGCTCGTGGATCTGCTGAATCTGATCGACGGGGTGCAGACGGCAAGCTCTTGCGCCGGCCACGGCACCGGGAACCCGACGGCTGAGATCGAATTCTCTGTCGAGGACATGACTTCCTTGCGCCGAGTGCTCCAGGCGCTGCCGTTCATCGGTGCGCGTGGCAGGATCCTGAACGGCCCCGTGCTCGAGTCGATCCATGTCGTCGCCTCACTGAAAGAAGGCCAAGTGTCGTTCACGCTGTTGATTTCCGCGGCGCCACCGGCCGCCAAGCTGGAGCTGGTCCGACAGGTTGAGGGCGTTATCGCTGGGATCCTGGCAGAGCGAGCCAGGCATTGTCCCTGTTCCAGACCTGGGAGATATGACAATACGGACAGACCGCCCTCATGTCCGGGATGCTCGCATGCTCGTAGTGCTTCTGGGTCGTCGTGAAGCCAGTCCAGAAGGGCTTCTTGTCGTAGTAGCAATAGGTCATGACCCAGAGGATCTGGTTCTCGTAGCGCGGGTCATCCTTACTATATGGCGGGCCGCCAGGTTCAGGAGGGGGGACATACTTAGGCTGCCGCAGCGGCCGGCGGCCGAGCCTGTCCTCGAGCTCGCGGTCGATGAACTGGGTGAGACGCAGCCAGAAGTCTGAGAAGCGGGGGTCCGAGGCATGCTTCTCTTGCAGCTCGAGCAGCTCCAGAATGATTGGCTCGACGTCCAGATTCTGCTGGACGCGCCGGCGCAGGTGCTGAGCCAGTTGGACTAGACCCTCGGGAACATCATCCTCTTCATCCACCAAGACCCCAAGCACGCGCTTGGCATCCTCGACTGTCCGGACTCCTTTGCGGCGTAGCTCCTCCAAGATCGGCTGACGCTCTTCGCCCTCCGCCATCTCGAGCAGGAGGAGCAGAACCTTCGGACTCGGCTTCGCCTTTCCGCTCTCGTATTGGGACACAGTGGGATTCTTGACTCCCAATACCTGGGCGAGCTGGACAAGTGTCTTTCCCGTGCGATGGCGGATTGAGCGGATAGCTTCAGGAAGATTCATCTAGGTGCATCAAGATTTTGCTTGACCTGCGTTCTAGATGTGTCTAGAATACAGGTATGGACCGTAGAAATTACGACACTTCAGAGTACCGCAAAGCGATCCGCGAGGAGATGAGGGCGCGCGGGCTGACTGTCACGAAGATCGCCGAGCTGCTGAAGGCGGACCGGGCCTTCGTCTCGAACATCCTGAATCTGCGCAAGAAGGGCTGGCGTCTGCGGGCCCGCATGGTCAGGGAGCTCGGCTTTCCGCTGTGGCTGCTGGACGATCCGCCGGCTGCTGGCGCGCGGCGCGCCGCATGATCACCTCCTGAGCCCATGATGGGGCCGGCGGGCCCCGAATGGAACGAAAACCTTTGGATTTGTTTTTCAGGAGGCCGCATGGGCGAGTTAAGGAGCGTGATCAAGCGGACGATTCTCGGATCGAAGAAGAGCGTGGCCCAGATCGCCGACGAGATGGGCTGCTCGGAATCGATCCTATACCGCTACGGGCTCGACGGCGAGAGCGGGGCCGAGATGCCGCTGAGCCGCCTCATCCCTCTCATGCGCGCGACCGACGATTACCGCATCCTGCGCCACATCGCCGCCAGGTGCGATCACGTCGCAGTGAAGGTCCGCCGGGTGGCCGCGCTGAAGAAGAAAGATCCGGCCATTCTTAACGAGATCCAGGGGCGCTTTGCCAAGATGATGGCCGACTTCTGCGCCTACACGGCCGAGGCGAGCGAAGCGGAAACGCTGGGCTTGCTGGACACGATCGCGCGCCATCTGGCGGACGTGGCGGCGATGAAACGGGCGGTGAAGGATTACCGGCAGGAGGATCTGTTCGCATGACGGCGCTGGCAGGGTTCCTGATGCTCGTCGGCGGGGCGGCGGCTGTATTGGCATTCAGCGCGGCGCTGTCGCCCGAGATTTGCCGCTTGCTGGCGGCGGCGCTACTGACAGAGGCGGAAACCACAGAGGCCGCGCGCGCATTCCGGCGCCGCGCGTGGGAGCGCAACGAGCGCCGGCTTGGAGTGAAGCTCACACGAAAGGAGGCCGTGCATGGGCGTGGAGACGCTGAGCAGGATCACCGTGGATGCGATCGCGCGGAATGAGGCGATGGCCACGGCGGACAAGGTGAACGGGAAATGGGCCGGGCATGTGATGGTCCGGGCCGAAGGAGGCAGCTGGATGCTGGCCGTTTCGACCGGCCACCGTTACGACAGCTACGCCGCCGCGCGAGGCGAGATGGAAGACCTGATCGAGGAGGCGCGGCGGAGGCGATGACGGATGCATTCGAGAGCCTGCGCAAGGGGCTCGATCTGATCGAGCTGGCCGGCCGGATCGGCGGGCTGCGGGTCACGGTTGTGGCCGAGCAGCTCGGCTGGACGAGGGCGCAGGCATCGAGATATCTGCGGGCGCTAGCCCAGATGGGCTGGCTCCGCGATGTGGGCACCGGGCCGCGGCGCCCGGTCTGGGTCCTTGGGCCCCGGGCCGTGCGCCTGGTCCCGGAGGTGAGGCTGGAAAAACCGTAACAGGTTACGGTTTTTCACGCTCTTGTTGCGAGTAAACCCTTTGTTTTCAGTACAGGAATCGTAACGCAGTTACGGGAGGCGAGATGGAAGACCTGATCGAGGAGGCGCGGCGGAGGCGATGACGGATGCATTCGAGAGCCTGCGCAAGGGGCTCGATCTGATCGAGCTGGCCGGCCGGATCGGCGGGCTGCGGGTCACGGTTGTGGCCGAGCAGCTCGGCTGGACGAGGGCGCAGGCATCGAGATATCTGCGGGCGCTAGCCCAGATGGGCTGGCTCCGCGATGTGGGCACCGGGCCGCGGCGCCCGGTCTGGGTCCTTGGGCCCCGGGCCGTGCGCCTGGTCCCGGAGGTGAGGCTGGAAAAACCGTAACAGGTTACGGTTTTTCACGCTCTTGTTGCGAGTAAACCCTTTGTTTTCAGTACAGGAATCGTAACGCAGTTACGGGAGGCGAGATGGAAGACGGAAAGAAAGCGCTCCAGCGGGCCGGCGAAGAGATCGACGAAGCGATGATGGATCTCTTACAGATCGGCGAGCTCAGCGGCGCGGTCAAAATGGCAGCCCACATCGCGCAGTACTGCACCTACACTCAGGCCGTTGCCCTTAAGCGACTGAAGGATAGCGGCGCTTACAGGCGGCTCGGGATGGATTGGGAGCGTTTTTGCCCGACGGTGCTGAACCGCACACGCCCGTTCATCGACGCCATCATCAAGGACCTGGAGCAGCACGGGCAGAAGATCTTCGAGTTGGCGGAGGCGGCCGGCTGCCGGGTGCCGGGCGAGGTCTACCGCTACATGGACTTCAATGAGGACGGCAAGCTGGTGATCGATGGCGAGGAGGTGGAGGTCAACAAGGCGAACGCGGAGAAGATCCGGGCCTATGTGAAGCAGCTCAAGGCGGAGGCGCGGCGGGAGAGGGAGGCGCATCAGAAGTCGGCCAAGCGGCTTACGGAGGCCCTGGAGGAGAAGAAGGCGCTCGCCAAGGAGAGCGAGGAGCGGGTGACGAAGCTGCAAGAAGCGCTGGAGCACGAGCGCAACGCCCAGTACCGCTGGACGAAGGATCCGCTCCATTCGCGGATGCTGGACATCCAGACGCAGCTGCTGCTGCAGGCGACGAGGCTACGGGGGCTTCTGAAGGAGGAGCTCAACGAGCGTCAGATCGACATGCTCGTGGGGCTGGCCAACTGGGCATGGTCGATTTACCACGAGATCTGGTGGGACACCATGCAGCAGTATGCGGAGGGGCCGAACAACCGCCCGTACCCGGCGATCAACCTGGACGTGGCCGAGATGACGGCGCGCAAGAGGGATTTGCTGGGCGAGTGGTACGAGACTTTGGAGAAGCCGCCGCTGGAGCAATAGGCGATGGCCCCCGCGTTCCCTGCGTGGCTCGAGGGCGAACTGGAGGACCTGAGCCGGATGGACCGCCGCCGGCGGGCGGCAAGGAGGCGTGAATTGGAGCAGATGCTCGGCGTCAGCAGCACGACATTCAGCCGCATGCTGGCGGCGCGCGGGCTCCGGTTCCGGGCCGCCGAGGCGGACCGGGAGGACAGGGCTCCGGCTCCGGTGGAGAGCCATTACGCCGAGGTCTTCGCGGTGCAGCTGTCGAGCTACAAGCAGGGTGCCGGGCTGCTGATGCCGGCCGAGGTGGCCATCGAGGTCGCCGAGCGGAATGGACGCATTCCGGCGGGGATCGTATCGGCGGACGCCTACCGCGCCTGGGCGCGGGGGCAGGGCGGAGGCAGGAACGTGCTGGACGAGCCGACGCGGCACATCCACCTGGCGAGCCTTGGTCCCAATCATGTGCACCAGGCGGACTTCTCGCTGGCGATCAACTGGAAGATCAAGAACAACCGCCCGGTGTACGAGCATTGGGTATACAAGAACAAGCTGCCGGCCGAGGGCGAGCCGCGGCTGTGGCGATTCATTGTGACGGACCACTGCTCGGGGGCGTTCTTCGTCTGGTACGCAGCATCGGTGGGGGAGAACGTGATGCTGCTGGTGGAGGGGCTGTGGCGTGCGTGGACGAAGAAGCGCTGCGACGGGCGCGACATCACGGACGTCTATCCGTTCCGCGGAGTGCCGAGGATCCTGATGATCGACCGCGGGCCGGGCACGAGGTCGGAGGTATTCCGAAACTTCTTAGCCTGGCTGGACGTGCGGCCAAACATCTGCGAGGGTCCGCGTTCGAAGGGGCAGGTAGAGAGCCTGCATGGCTGGTGGGAGGAGCGCTTCGAGAGCCGGTTCCGGGCCGAGCCTGTTGAGTCGATCGAGCAGCTCAACGACGAGGCTGTGCAGTATGCGGCCCATCTGTGCAGGACGCTGAAGCACACGCGGCACGGCAGCCCGCGCTCGGATCACTGGGAGTGGCACATCAACCGAAGTTTCGAGACGCAGCTGCGGGTGCCGAATTGCAGCTTCGAAGTGGCCAAGCGGTACGCTGTGGCGGCGGCTCAGCCGGTGCGCGTGGCGGGCGATGGGACGGTGCGGTACCGCGGCAAGCACTACCGGGTGCCTGATGTTTTGTTGCACCGGAAGAAACTGCTGGTGGAGTACAGCCCGTGGGACTACCCGAATGTGGCCGTGCGCGCGGATGAGATGGGCGCGCCGAAGTTCGTGCTGGAGCCGCTGGAGCGAAACGAGCACGGCTTCTTCGCCGACGCGGCGGTCATCGGGCAGGAGTTCAAGAGCCGGAAGGAAGGGCCGGCGCAGCGGCTGGTGAAAGAGGCGCGGGCGATCGCGGAGACCTGGCCGGGCGGCCGGCTGGTTACGCGGGGCTACCATCTCGAAGGGCTGGAGTCGAGCGGAATCCGGAGCCGCGAGACGGAGATCTCGGGCCAGGCGGAAGAGGCGGCGTGGAGCCGCGTCGATGCCTGCCTGGAGGTGGCCGCGCGCATTGGCCGCGGCCTGGAACCGACGGAGAAGCGTCTGCTGGGACGGTTCGGGGAGCGCGTCACCGAGAGCGAGATCCGGGCGGTGGTGGAGGAGATCGAGCGCGGCGTCGTCGCGGAGGTGATTCCGCTGCGCGCCGGGCAGGCGTAGGAGGCCGCATGACGATTCGGGAGGCCGTGCAGAAGACGGGCTTGAGCTACCGCCGGCTGGCCGAGATGACCGGGGTGAGCAAGAGCACGCTGGAACGGCTCGTGAACGATGGGGAGCTGCCGGTGAGGCGGCGCACCCACCTTATGGATGCATTGGCGGCCGTGCTCGCCGAGCACGGCCTGGGCAGTGAACCGATCGAGATGCCGGGGGGAGGACTCCTCGGCAGGAGCAAGGAGGCTGAACCGATGAAACTGGATGCCGCGATCCTCCAGCACTTCCGCTTCACGGCGGATCCGTTCGTGAACGACGTGGAGGATGACGCCGACGTATTCCGCTACAAGACGTACGCGAAGATCGACCGCCAGATCCGCGAGGCCATCGACGAGTGCGCGATGGTGGCCGTCGTCGGGCCCGTGGGCTCGGGCAAGACGACGATGATGGACGGCATCGAGGCCGATCTCGCCCTGCGCGGCGACGTGATCTGCAAGCCGCGCATCAAGGACAAGGAGAAGCTGAGCGACGGCCATCTGACTCGCGCGCTGCTGTTCGCCATGACGGGCGAGACGGCGAAGATCCCGGCCAACGCCGAGGATCAGGGGCGGCTGCTGAGCCGGACGCTGCTGGCGTTGCGCATGGGCCATGAGGGCGGCAGGCGGGTGGTGCTCTACATCGACGACGCGCATCACTGCAACGCTCCGGTGCTGCGCGCCTTGAAGGCGTTCCACGAGGAGAAGGCGGGCCGGCACAGGCTGCTGGCGATCGTTCTGGTGGGCACGGAGGAGCTGCCGAAGAAGCTGTACCGGACGCCGGAGATCGGCCACCGGACGCGGATGATCGAGATCCCGCCGGTGTTCGTGCGCGAGTATCTCGACTTCAAGCTGAAGCGGGTGGGCAGCTCGATCGAGCAGGTATTCGAGACGGCCGCGGCCGAGGCGCTGTTTGCGCGCTTCCGGCGGAAGCCGGGCGTGCCGGCGCTGGGCTATCCGCTCGAAATCAACAACGTCTGCTCGCAGGTGCTCACGAAGATGTGGTCGACGCTCGACGTGCAGCCGGGCATGAGGGTGCCGGCACGCGTGGTGGACCTGGCCGGAGGGAGCACGCAGCGGGCTGCGTGAGGCGTGCGGCGATGATGACCCTGCATGAGGTGAGCGCGCTGGGGACGCTGCTGAGATGGGTGCTGCGGCATCCGGAGGGCGAGGCCCCTGCGCCGGCGCGCGCGCTGCGGGCGGCGATGTTCCTGGCTGAGCGGGCGGCGAAGGCGGATCCGCTGTTCCTATCGCCGCAGCTCATCCGGTGCCGCTGGCACCGGGCGCGGCCGAACCCGGAGCGGCCGCGGTGCAGCTGGTGCGGCGCCGACGGCGACCGGGTGGCTGTGCTGCTGACGGCCTGGCAGGACCCCAACGTCTGGATTTGCGGCGGGTGCATGGCCGCCCTTGGCGAGACGGCCCGCTGCGTGGATGTCAACGAACCCAGGAGGGAGAACCGTGAACAACTGGACTGAAGCTGACAATGCCCTGCGCAAGATTGCGCTGATCGATCTCCAGGTGGCGGAGGCCGCGGCCGTGCGGGATCAGAAGGCGCTCGCAGCGCAAACCGAATACCAGAAAGAGACGGCGCCGCTGCTGGCGACGCGCCAGGTTTTGGTGGAAGAGCTCGAGGCCTTCTACCGGAGCCAGAGAAGGAAGATCGAGGCCGAAGGCAAGCGGAGCGTGGAGCTGACCTACGGACGGCTCGGCATGCGGCTGGGCAAGCCCGCGCTGGCGCTGCTGAAGGGCTGGAAGTGGGACCGCGTGCTCGAGGCGATCAAGGAGCGCTGGTCGCGCAAGCCGGACCTGCTGAGCGCACTGGTCACGGTGAAGGAGAGCGTGAACAAGGAAGGCGTGAAGGCGAACCTCGACGAGGAGGCGCTGGCGCAGATCGGGCTGCGGATCAAGCAGGAGGACGAGTTCTTCCTCGAGACTTTCCCCGAACGGGTGAAGGCGGCCTGAGCCAGGGAGGACGAGCATGGCGGATCAGGCAACCATTCTGCAAGCGTTCCTGCTCGGTGCGCCGATCGAGGCCATTTCCGTTCTGACGGGGGAGGACGCGGAGGCGGCGATCCGGAGCGAGCTGCGCCGCCTGGCCGCAGAGGAGGCCGATCAAAAGGCGCAGTTCTCTGCGCCGCAGCCGAAGTCCAATGGCCGCGTTGCTTCCTGTGCGGCGCGGAAACGGATTCAGAAAACGGCGAAGCCGGCCAACGCAGAGCCCGTTACGGGATCTGGCGACGGCTCGGCCACGTTCTGTGATCTGCTCCGGACCACGGTCGCAAGCCTCGGCCGCGCGTCGGCCCAGCAGATCGAAGAGGAACTCGAGGCCTCCGGGGTGCCGCTGAAGGCGGGCAAGGTCAGCTCCTACCTCTCCTACCTCAGGAAGAGGGGGGATGTCGTGAAGGAAGGAGACCAGTGGAGGCTGGCATGACGGCTGCGCTCCAGCAGGCGGGCCTGTTCGAGGAGAAGGGGCGGCGCGAGGGCCCCTTCTCCGCTTCCCAGTTGCCTCCCACGAAGGAGGAAGTTCTGGTGGCGTCGCTAATCTGGCAGCGCCGGGGACGCGGGAATCCGATCTCCATCGCCAGGCTGAGGCAGCTGACCGGATTCAGCGAGCGCCAGATCAAGGGCATCGTCGAGCAGCTTGTGGTGGCGCACCGGATAAGGATCGGGGCCCGGCGGGAAGACCCGGCCGGATATTTCATGATCGAGACGGCCGAGGATCTGGAGGCGGCGGTGAAGCCCTACCGCAACCAAATCCTGGCGATGTGGCGGCGGCTGCGGGTGCTGGAGCAGCCGCACAAACTCATGGAGCTGCTGGGGCAGCTGCGGCTGGAGGATTGAATGACGCTCAGGGAATTCCGGGATGGCGGCAGGCCGGCGACGGATCTGATTCATGCGCCGCTGGTGCGCGCCTGCATCGTCAAGTGGAACGAGGGCCGGGAGAAGCACGGGCTGTGCTTCAAGGGCGACCCGCTGCCGGACGCTTTCGAGGAGTGCATCGACGGGATCAACTATCTGGACCAGGCCGAGCTGATGATGCCCGCCGAGGACCGGGAACAAATCGCCTACTGCCGCAATCTGCTCATGCTGTGCGCCGAGCGGATCCAGGAGCTTTGGCGGAAGAGGAGGGGGTAATGGACTCGCTGCGGCTGGCATTTTACAGGGCGGACAAGGGCAAGTGGTGGGACAAGCTCATCGCGGCCAGGACCGGATCGAGATATTCACATGTCGAACTGGTGCTGCCTGACGGGACGTGCTGGTCGGCGAGTCCGCGCGAGGGCTGCGTGCGCGGCAAGCGGATCGACCTTGGCGATGGGAAATGGGACGTCATCGGGGTTCGGCTGCGTCCGGACAGCCAAATCGGGCGGATGGAGGCGTTCTGCCGGCAGCAGGAAGGCGCCAGGTACGACTGGCCTGGGGTGATCTCGATCGGGTTGTCGCCGCTGCCGGGGATTCAGGTCCCCCAATGGTGGTTCTGCAGCGAGTTCGTCGCGGCGGCCTTGCGGACTGGCCGCGTGCTGGGTAGTCTGATCCCCCACGACACGCGGCCAGACCAACTGCATCTGGCGCTGCTTGGATGGAACGATGCGCTGAAAGCCGGAGGTGATGCATGAGCCGATCGTCATCGGAGTACTGGAGGAAACAGGCGCGGCACGAGATGAGGGTGCGGGCCGCGCTCGAGATGAGGCTGGACGAGCTGGAAGACGAAATCGAGCAGCTGCAGGCGGCGCTGGAAGGGATCCTGGAAGCTACGGAATCGGGCGGCGATGCGAGCAGGCTGGAATCCATGCGGGAATCGGCCGCCGCGCTGCTTGAGAGACTCATCGGGCCGGCGGCGCTGGTGGAAGGGGAGAGCCTATGAGCGCGAGGTTGTACGAGGAAGTGCGCCGGGCCATCCATGACCGGGCGGTGATCGTGGCCTTCCAGGCGGCCGAATTCGCGCGCGGATATCATGCCGGGCGCGCCACGGCCGTTTATATCGGGGAGCCGCTGGATGCGATCTTCGAAATCCAGGCTCCATACCCGGCCATCGCCATCCGCTCCAGCAGCCACGATCTGACGTTTCTCAGAACGAAATGGCATCTCAAGACGTCGATCCTCGGCTACGGCAATCGCGACTGGGACGCTGTCGTGTTGAGCCGGGAGCAGGTGACGTACCTGCTCGGCCGGATGAAGAGGGACGGGAGGTTTCATCTCGCGGATGCGCCCCAGTGGTTCCGCGACCGCTGGGGCAGGCTGGATGGAGATGCGGAGGGAGCAAATGTGGCGTGACAGGATCAACCTTGACCTGAACCCGGTCCTTATCGCGGCCTGGCTGCTGAGCACGCTGTTCGGCGTGGCTGTCTGGGCGCTGCTCGGATGGGTATTCTGGACGCTGATTCGCTGGATCACGGGCCATGCCTGAGCATCGCTGGTACAGAGCCATCTACGGCGTCTGCAGGCAGGAAGGGATCGACAACGATCTCCTGCATCTGATTGTCGAGCAGCGGTTCGGAAAGACCAGCCTGAAGCTGCTGACCGAGCGGGAATGCAGGGAGTTGCTGGATGGACTGCGGCAGCGGAAGGGCGGGCGCGGCGTCTCCGGCCTGAAGGGCACAGCCCGGGGCCGCGCCACGGCAACGGAGGGCCGGCGCGACGCGCGCGGCCAGGTGGAGCATCTGGTGAACGCCCGGGAGATGGCGTTGCTGCGGGAGGCGGCCGCCTTGCGCGGCTGGAGCCAGGAGACGCTGGAGGCTTTCTGCCGGCGGCAGAATAGCGGCCGGCCGCTGAGAACCCTCGGAGATCTGAACCGGGTGTTGTGGGCGCTGAAGGCGATGAACCGGAGGGACGGACTCTTTGGGAAAGCGCAGGGGCGGCCGGCGGCCGTTTGACAGGCCAGAAGGCGTGGAGAGATTGGAAGGAAGGCTGTAATGCATCAGCGAAAGGAGCAGTTGCGGCTGCATTTCGTCAAGATCGAAGAGACGCTCGACGTGTGGATGGCGTCGCGAATCGCAAAGGTGAGCGTGGGCACGGTCAGGCGCTGGTGCGAGGAGGGGCGGATCGAAGCATACAAGCTGGTGGGGCGGTGGCGCATTCCGAGGGCGGCATTTCTCGATTTTCTCCGGGCGTCTGGCGCGCGGCTGGTGGAATAATTCCGCCCGAATCATCCGAAATTCGGCAGCTTTATTTTCTTCCCTGAAGGACACTCGATACAGGTTCACGGCCTCCGGGTGAACTGTCGTGGGGGGGGAGCGCAAGCGGCGGCGCTCCTCCCCGATTTTCCAGGCTGTGGGCCGGAGAGGTGTGAGTGGCCAAGACGGCTGAAGAGCTCCGGGAGCACATCGAGGAGTATTTGAACCTCCGCATCCGCTCCAAGGCGGAGGAGGAACGGACGCGGCGCGAGGAGACGCTGCTGGCGGCGCTGACGACGGCGAGCGACCTGCTGGTCCGGCAGGAAAAGGCGAAGCGCGAGTCCCGCACGGAACTCATCATCGGTCCGCAGGTGGCAAGCGTATTGCGGGCGTTCACAGGCGCCAACCGGGCGCACAGCATGCTGGGCGACGACGAGGAGGAGGGGGAGGCCTGATGCATGCCGGACCTGAACACCTTCGAGCAGCTGGCGGCCGGTCACGGTGTGGGGATGGCCGTGCTCATCATGGCGTGCATCGTCATGGGCGCCGTGGTGATCTCGCTCTGGCGCGAGAACAAGGCGCTGTACGGGCGGATCGAAGAGCTGCTGAAGGAGCGGGTGGCGGTGCTCGAGCAGCTGCTCGAGGGAGGCTTGAATGATCGCCCGCGCCCTGCTCGCCGCGGCTGACGCCTGGTTGTGGGCGCGGTGCGCCTGGCTGCGGCGCCGGATCCTGAGGGTGCAACTGGATGCCGAGATTCGCTGGTTGAGGGCGGTGCGTGCCTGATGGCGTACGACACGAAGGCGCAGGATTTCGTCTTCGGCTTCTATCTCCGCGGCTGGTCCAAGGAGCGGGCCCTGCCGGAGATCCGCAAGGTCTATCCCGGATTCTCGGCCTCGACCTGGGACGAGTGGGAGAGGAAGTTCGACTGGAAGACGCGCCGGGCGCTGGCCGATCTGAAGCGGCGGGAATTCGAAGAGCTGTGCCGCGACACCGCGCGCGCCCTGATGCTGGAATTGAATGCCATCCGGGAGCGGCTGTTCCAGGAGATCAAAGAGAACGCTGCCGACACGCAGAAGGTCTACGCCTTCACCTCGGTGACCAAGCAGATCGCCGATCTGGCGCGGCAGCATCTGGCGCAACAGGACCCGCAACGGATCTCGATGGAAGTGCTGTCGCGGGCGATCGAGAAGTTTCTCGCCGGTTTGCGCTCGATCAAAGGGCTGGAGAAGCCGCTCGAAGACCATGCCGCCCAGGTGGGCAAGCTCGTGCAGGAGATCGCCGCAGAGTTCGGGCAGGAGACGGCCGGATGAGCGCGCGGCGCAAGCGTGTGATCTCGACCGAAGAGCTCGGCGCGCGGGCCGAGCGCCTGCTGCGCGGGGCGCGGCCGGATGACCGGATGACTCGGGACGAGCGCAGGGCCCGCGGCAGCACCGATTTCGCGTGGTTCTGTCGTCAATATCTGCGCGAGTACTTCCATTCCGAACCCGCGCCCTTCCACCGGGAGCTGGCCGAGCTGATCGAGACGCGCGAGAGGGTGGTCTGCGCGGCGCCGCGCGAGCACGCCAAGTCCACCGTGGTCAGCTTCGCCAAGGTCCTGCATTCGATCTGCTACGGCCATGCCCGGTTCATCGTGCTGATCAGGGAGAGCGAAGACGTTGCCAAGCAAGCCGTGGATGACCTGCGGCAGGAGCTGGAACAGAACGAGCGCATTCTGGAAGACTTCGGCGACCTGATCGGAAAGCGGAAGTGGACCGAGGCGGAATTCGTGACCTCGAACGACGTCAAGGTGCTGGGCCGCGGCCGCGGATCGCCGATCCGGGGGCTGCGGTTCAAGCAGTGGCGGCCGGACCTGGTCATCGTCGATGACATCGAGGACGACGAGCTGGTCGATTCGCGCACGCAGCGCGACAAGCTCGAGCGCTGGCTGCGGCGGGCGGTATTGGGAATGATCGGCCCTGGCGGCCGATTCTTCATGATCGGCACCGTGCTGCATCACGATTCCGTCCTCGTGAGGTTCCTCAAGCAGACCGATGTCTTCACCACGCGCGTCTGGCGGGCGATCGGCGAGGATGGCCGGCCGCTCTGGCCGGCCCGCTGGCCGCTGCGGCGGCTGGAGGCGAAACGGGCCGAGATCGGCGCCCGGCATTTTGCCACCGAGTTTCTGAACGATCCGGCCAATGAGGAAGAGCAGATTTTCTCTCCGAACGCCTGGAAGTTTTTCACGGATGATGACCTCCGCGGCGTCAAGCTCAATCTGGTGGCCGCCATCGACGTGGCGATCGGGCTCAAGCAGAAGAATGATGACACGGCCCTGGCTGTGGTCGGCGAGCACAACGGCAACTACTACGTCGTGCGGGTGGTCATCCGGAAGCTGAAGGTCCAGCAGCAGGTCGAGCTCGTGCTGTCGACCTGCCGCGAGTGGCCCGGCATCACGCGGTTCGGCATTGAGACCGTCGCCTATCAGGATGCATTGAGGCAGCTGGTGGTGGATGCCGCCAGGAGGGCGAACCTGCAGATACCATGCGTGCCGGTCGAGGATATCTCCACCGACAAGATCCGGCGCATTTCCCGGCTCGCGCCGCTGGTCGAGCAGGGTCGGCTCCTGTTCCCATCGGCGGCCAGCTCGTACTGGTCGCCGGATGTGCAGAAGTGTCTGGATGAATTCGAGGCGCTGGGCGTCTCGTCGCAGGCCCATGACGACGGGCCCGATGCTGTCGAACGGGCCGTCGCGCTGTTGCGCGGAACGGGCTCCGGGCGGATCCGGGCGAGGCTGTTATGACGGACAGGCGCATCCAGGCATTCGTGTTTGATTCAGGCTCGGGCGCAGTGGCTCGGATCAACTCGCCCCTGCTGGCCATGGCGATGCAGGAGCTGGCTGCGCACCATGACGTGGTCAAGGCCGTCACGGATCCATCGCCTCGCGGCAGCCGGCGTCTGCGGCAGAAGTATGGCGTGCAGGTGGGAGGCGTGAGCTGCGCCTCCCGGCCCTTCGACATGGCGCTGTTCGCCTACGCGATGACGCTCAACGTCTATCATGCGCGCGCGGTGCGGGCGAAAGTGAAAGACATCACCGGCCGCCCATGGGTGATCGCCGGCGACGGCAGCGCCGCGGCAAAGACGATCGTCGAGCGGTTTTTCCGGGGGGCGTTCGATCGCCGCAGTTTCGCTCAGGGCATGGGCTGCGTGTGGACTGACTACGAAGGGCTGGGCAATGGCTACCTGGAGGTCGTCACGGATCCACGCGGGGAGCCTGTGGCCCTGGAACATCTGCCCGCCACAGAGATGTGGGTGCGGCTCGATGGCCTGGGGTATGTCCAGCAGCGCGGCGGCGAGGCGGCTCATTTCCGCGTCTGGGGGTTGGACGAGGAGGCTTATGAGGGCCTCCCCGCCGAGGACCCGCTCGCCGCGGGAAGGCCTGCCACCCAGGTCGTGCATTTCCTGCGGTACTCGCCATGGTCGCCATTCTACGGGCTGCCTGCGATCCTGCCGGCCTGGTCGGCAATCTGCCTGTCGGTGCTGGTCAATGAGTACAACCTGACCTTCTTCCAGAACAACGCCATCCCGGATTATGCGGTGATTCTGGAGGGCGAGGTCGAGGAGCAGGCCGCCGACGTAATCCGGACCTATTTCCGGCACCACCTGAAAGGCCAGGCGCACAAGACCCTGGTGCTGGAATCTCCCTCTGGATCGAAGATCCGCTTTGAGAAGCTGACCGATTCCAGCGCACGCGAAGGCAGCTTTCGCCTGTTGCGAACCGACTGCCGCGACGAGATCCTCCATGCCCATGGCGTGCCGCCCCAGAAGGTCGGCATCGTCGAAACCGGGAAGCTGGGCGGGAATCTGTCGAGCGAGCAGATCCGCGAATACCAGCTGTCGATCGTGGTGCCGAGCCAGGAAGAGATCGCTGCCCGCATGACGGACCTGGTCCGGCGCGGCTTCGGGCACGAGGGTCTGCGGTTCGAGTTTCTCCCGGCCGACATCGAGGATCGCAAGCTCAATGCCGAGATCGATCAGATCTATCTCCAGAACCGCGTCCTTGTGCCGAACGAGGTCCGCGCGAAGCGGTTCCCCGACGCGGCGCCGTTGCCCGGCGGGGATGAGCCTGTCGGGGCGCCCTCCATGTCCGATCTGGCCGGGATCGACCAGGCGATGGGAGACCTGCAGCGGCTCGTCCGGGAGGCAATCAGGAAATGAGCTGCGCCTGCATGGTCTTCTCCGCGACTGCCCGCGCGCTCCGGCGGCTGAAGCCGCCGCGCCGGTTCGACCGCATCCGCGCCGCGCGGAAGCTGCACCGGATGACAAATGCATGGTGGAGCGAGGGGATCGATGCCCTGGTCTCATATCTGGACCGGGGCGGGTGGGACAAGATCCAGCAGTTCGTGCAGCGGCGGCTGCCGGTGTCTGCACTCCGCAAGGCGCTCAACGATGAGGAGCGGCGGTTTGTTGCGGAGCTGCTGGCCGGCTTCCGCTTCTATGACGACGCCGAGCGCCGGGCCGCGGCGATCGTGGAAGCCACGAGGTTCGAAACTTTCAACGAGGCCGCGAGATTCGCATTGCGGCAGCTTGGCATTGCCAGCCCGGAGTTCCAGCTGAGGAACGAACGGATCAAGGACCTCCTGCTCGAACGGAAACAGGCCGACGTGCATGCGGCCCGCAATAACCTGGACAGCATCCTGTCGACCATTCTGGACAACTTCTACGAACTCGGCCGGAACCCTTATGACAGGGATTTCATCGCCAGGCTGACGAGGGAGCTCGGCGGAGTGGCCGACTGGCAGGCCCGGAGGTTCGCCCTGACCGAAACCGGGATCGCCAGCGAGCTGGCGCAGGCGGAAGTATACCGGCGCAATGGCGTAACGCGAAAGCGCTGGAACATCCTCGGCGTCAACACGCGCGACACCCATGCGGCGCTGGACGGCGTCGAGGTGGGCATCGACGAGCAGTTCGACGTCGGCGGCCACCCGGCGGATCATCCTCTGGATCCGCGGCTGCCGGCGCAGGAGCTTGTCAACTGCCACTGCTGGCTCACCCCCGTAGTCTCGGACGATTTCGAGCTTGACCCTGCACGGATCTGGGAGGGGGACTGAAATGAGGCGGATTTGGCTCAGGACGGGGCTGACAGGGCGGAGGATGCCCGATGTATACCCCACCAGGTTTGGGACGCACTGGGACGAATTGGGACAGGCTAGCGGGCCTGTCTGGGAGGCGAGGCGATGAGGAAGCTCTCCCTTCGGGTCCAGGCGGCTCGGCAGGACCAGGAACTCGGCATCATCTGGGGCTACGCCTCGGTGGCCGACATCCTCGACGAACAGGGCGACCTGATCCCCCAGGACGAGCTGATCCGGGCCGTCTACGAGTTCATGGAGAACTACTACCGCGGCGAGACGACGATCCGGGTCAACCACGGGAAGCCTGCGCAGGCCGTCCTGGTGGAATCCACGTTCCACCTGCTGGGGACCAATGTGGCGTGGTTCGTCGGCGTAAAGCTGCTCGATGAGGATCTGCGCGAGGCGGCCCGCCGCGGGGAGATCAGCGGTTTCTCGATTGGAGGATGGGCAGAGGACGATGGGACGCCTGAAGAACCTCGTGCTTGAAGAGTTTTCGATCGTGCGGGGCAGCGACGTCAAGCCTGCCAACCCCGAGGCGATCGCGTTGAAGTACAAATCCATGCCCGCGGATGCGGAACAGGAGAAGGAGAGGCAGATGAACAAGACTCAGACGCCGGCGGCCGAGCCTCAGCAGAAGTCGCTGGCAGCGCAGATTGTGGATGCCGTGCGGCTGGTGATCGGCAAAGCCACCACCACGCGCACATCCGAAACCGTCTACAACTCGACCAGCCGCACCGTGGACACGGTCACCGACGACGGCCAGCCGGCCGCGCAGGATGCCGGATCCACGGTCGTGGTCATCAGCGACGCGGTGCAGCACACCTCGCCGGAAGCGGCCGCCGGGCCGGCGGCGGCAGCCAAAGCTCAGCCCCAGCCGGATCCGGTGGATCTGGCCAAGGAAATCGGCACCGCGCTCGATCCGCTCGTGGCCGCCGTAAGCCAGCTCGACAGCCGCATCGCGGCGGTGGAGAAACGCGCGGCGGTCTCCCAGAAGGTGAAATCCATGCCCCACTTCGTTTCCGTCGAATCCAACTCGGGCGAGAAATTCCCCGAGTTCGCGAAGTTCCTGGCGCAGGTCTCCGGCCTGACGCCGGGCCAGAAACTGACAAAGGCCACGCTGACCACTTCCGGGTGGAGCTATGGTTTGAGTCTGGAGGAGGCGGACCGCTTCCTCGACTATGTCATCGACGAGTCGGTCCTGCTGAAGCAGATCCGGACCGTGCGCATGACCGCAGCCAAGCACCGCATCGACAAGATCGGACTGGGCGACCGGGTGCTGCGCAAAGGCCAGCCGGGTGTGGACCCCGGCGACACCGTCGCCGTTCCCGCGCCGACAGCGATCGAACTGGTGGCTTCGGAGGTCGTCGGCATCGTGTCCGTCAGCGACGACCTGATCGAGGACAACATCGAGGGCGAGGCGTTCGTCCAGCATCTGCTCGGCATGATCGGCCGGGCGGCCGCCAACGAGATCGAACAGGCCGCCATCCATGGCGACACGGGCGCGGCGGATCCCACGGGCATTCTCGACCGCTGGGACGGCTTCTACAAGCTGGCCAAGGCGGGCGGCGCCCATGTGATCGAGGCCATGGCGGACACGGACCGCTACTGGCCGGGCACCAACGGCGGCAAGGCCACGCGCCTGCTCAAGACGCTGCCGACCAAGTACCGCCAGGACTACCGCACGCTGGCGGTACTGCTGCACAACGACCTGTACCTGGATTACATGGACGAGCTGGCCAGCAAGGGCTACAGCGAAGCCTGGCAGGCGATCACCGGCATGCAGGACGTGCCGATCCGCTCGATCCGCAACATCCGGGTGCCGCTGCTGAAGACCGACATGGCTTTCACCTACAACAGCCAGAACTACACGGACGGCACGTTCGTGATGGTGACCGACCTGCGCAATCTGATCGTGGGCATCCAGCGCGAGATCCGGATCGAGCCTCAGCGGTGGGCCCGCAAGCGCTGCACCGACTGGGTGATCTCGATGCGCGCCGACGTCAAGATCGAAAACGCCGACGCGATCGCGATCTACGATCACGCCAAGGTGAAGTGAACTCTGGGGGCCGGTGCCCCGCCGGCCCCGTCCCAAGGAGACACAGATGGCTGAGAAGAAGCAGAACACCAAACTATGGGCCGTGTTCCAGCGGACGACCGGCTCGCTCACGCTCGGCGCGGTGCGGTTGGCGCCCTTCGCAGCGGTGGCGGTCGAGCCGGCCACGGCCGCGCTCGCCTGCCCGGAGACCACCCCCGTGCGGTTCTTCGACTCCGAGCAGGCTGCGCAGGCTGACGTCGAGAGGCTCCGCGCGGAGGCGGCCAAAGGCTGAGGAGGATGAATGGCGGCGCTGCTGACCAGTCTGAGCCCGTCGCCGGCCCGGCCGGGAGAGCTGCTCACCCTGCTCGGGGGCGGATTTCTGCCTGGCATTCGGGTGGATTATCGCGCGGCGAATGTTTCCGCCAGCGATACAAACCCGCAGATGGTCAGCAGCTCCGAACTCCGATCCGTGGTGCCGGACCTGTTTCAGGGTATGTCCGGCCAGCTCGCGGTTTCGGTGCTGAACCCAGGCCAGGACCCATCGAACGCACTGACACTGGACATCTCCGGCAGCCCTGAAATCGCCCAGGCGTTCCCGCTCGTCTCCCTCGGACAGCTCAAGGCCGCGCTGGGCCTGCGGTTGGACGATGAGAGCCAGGATGACCGGTTCAGGCAGATGATCCTGCTCGCCAGCTCCGCACTCGCCGGCTACTGTCAGCGCGAATTCCGGGTGCTGGAATACACCGAATCCTATGACGGCGACGGGACGAGCATCCTGCGCTTGCGGCAGACGCCGATCCTGGAGGTGCTCTCGCTGTCGATCTGCGGCCAGCCTGTGCCCGTCAGCGACGTCAAAGTGACGCCTGAATTCCTGCAGTTCGATGACGCAGGATCCTATGAAGCCCGGCTCAGAACGACCGCTCGGGCATTTCCGGCCGGAGTGCAAAACATCACGGTCAGCTACCGGGCAGGCTACGAGCAGGTGCCCGCGGAAATCGCTCAGGCCTGCATCCTCCAGGTCTCCTACCTCATGAATACGCTCGCCAAACAGGGCGTGGCTAACGAGGGCAACACGACGGCTGGCGTCCAGACGGCCTTCCAGCAGGGGCTGCTTTCCGCTGCGGCGCGGGCGCTGGCGAACCGGTATCGCAGGCCGAAGGTGATGCCCCTATGAAGATTGACTTCGCCTGGAAGGACCCCAACCGCCTGCTCAGGCAGGTGCATGAGGAGCTGCGCCGGCGTGGCGATGTCGTCCGGGCCGTCCCCGAGTCGGCGGTCCGTGCAGGGGCCTTCGAGCTGCTGGCGCAGATCAAGCAGACTCTGCCGAAGAAGACTTCGACGCTGGCGCGGAGCGCGACGGTGCGCTTCGAGCGGCCGGAGGCCGGTACGTTTCTGGCGCGCATCGGCACGCATCTGCCTTACGCCGCCTACATCGAATACGGCACCGGCATCTTCGGCCCCCGGCAGAGGCCGATCGTGCCTGTCCGGGCGAAGGCGCTGCGCTGGTTCGCCCCGGTGCAGATCGGAATGACCGGCGATGGCAGGACCATCTACCGGGCCGCGAAGACGCGATCCGGCCAAACCACGGTCGCACGCAAAGCGGATGTCGCGGCCGTTTTCCGGAAAAGCGTGCGGGGCATGAAACCGCGTCCGGTCTGGCGCGAACAGACGGCCAAATTCCTGCCGCGGTACATCTATCTGATCCAGCGCGAGCTGCGCAAGGAGACCGGCGGGCGATGAGCGACATCTATATCGAGGTCGAACAGGCCGTGCTCGACATGCTGCGCCAGGCGCCAGCTCTGGCCGAGGTAAGGACGTTCGAAGCCGACATCCGGGAGGCGTTGTTTTCCGGGGAATTGGCTGCGCGCGGCTTCAATGCCGGCGAGCTGCCGGCCATCAACGTCAGCGCGGTGGCAGAGCCCTGCGAGAGCGAACCGTTTACGGCTGGAGAAATCCGCTATCAGGTGCCGGTGACGGTGGTTATCGTCACCAGGCATCAAGAGAAGGGCCTGGCGCGGTCCGCCGCACGCGCGATCCAGTGGGAAGTCGAGAAGCTGGTCCACCAGGCGCGCCGGTCGGCCAATCCCTTGGGGCAGAACTCAGTAGTGACGGGACCGGTGAGGAGCTCTCTGGCGGTAATCCAGGATCGTCCCGCGCACTTCGGGCTGGCTCAGGTCGATTTCACGGTAACGAAGGTGGTGCCGGTATGAAGGCGAGGTGCAAGGCCCCTGTGCAGATCTACGAACAGGGCCTGGAGGGCAGTTATGAAGCGGGACAGGTCATCGCGGGTGACCGCGCGGCCCTTCTCGCGGAAAAGTATCCATTCTGGTTCGAGGCCGTGCGCGAGGAGCGGCCGGCCCGCAAGAAGGAGGGTAAGGACTGATGCCGAAATCCATCATCGGCGCATGGCGCGGCTTCTCGCTCGCCAAGCAGGCCGATATCCAGACGCCGGCGGCCGTCGACACGCTGCTCTATTTCGAGGGCGAGCCGATGGAGCCGGAGATCGATACGTTCTACGTCAACGACAGCGAAATCACCGGCGAGCTGCTCCCCACGGTGGCCCGGGCGCTGAACAAGAAGTTCACCGGCAAGCACAAAACCAAGGCGTTTCCTCATATCGTCGGCCTCTTCGCCAGCCAGGCGATGGGGCGCGATACGGTCACGCAGGTGGCCACGACGTCCGCCTACCAGCACAAGATCGAGGTCGACAAGGACGTCGTAGAGCTCCCGTTCCGGACCATGATCGAAAACGACGGCTACCAGCAGCGGCGCTTCACTGGCGTGGCCTGCACCGGATTTTCTCTATCCGGCGAGCGCGGCGGCTTCGTCGAGTTTGAGGCGGACCTGCTGGGCTCCGGGTCGGAATCATCCGATGCGACCGCCAAGCCGGCGCGCGTCAATGAGAGCTATCTCACTTACCAGGACGTCAAACTCACGCGCGGCGGCACGTTCAATGGGAGCGAAGTGACCGGCGGCGACGACCTCAGCGCGCCGCTGAAGAGCTTCAAGGTGGAATTCAAGAACAACGGCAAAGGAGTCCATCTGTTCGGCGATGCGAGCGGGAACATGGGCTCGATCCGCCGCGGGCAGAAATACGAGGTGTCTCTCGAGTTGGACTTCGAGATCGAGGATGCCTCCCACCGCACGGCGCTGTTGGCCGGGACCGAGTATGTCGTCTCGCTCCCGATGGTCGGCGCCGTGGCGGACGGCACGGCGCGCTATACGGTCGAGCTGATCTTCCCCCGAGTCGTGTATCGCGAGGCGAAAAAGGGCGTCGACGACGGCACGCTCACGGTGGCGGCGAAATTCGCCGTTCTCAGCCATCCGACGCATGGCGGGTTCATCGTCCGCGTCATCAACCTGTTCCAGAACAACTATCTCGGCTGATTGCAAGGAGGCATGAATGGTACAGATCGCGACTGACAACCTGCGGATCCCGGTGCCGGTCGGCAATGAGGACGTCGTCTTCGTCTGCCGCCGGCCGAGGGCGAAGGAAATCTCGAATTTCCTCAACAACCGCTGGCGCCGCGGGCCGCGCGGCAAGATCATCGACCGGCTCTATGATGCTCGCCGGGAATTCGTCGACTCGATTCTGATTGACGTGGAAAATGTCACCTGGAAAACGGCGGCCGGGGAAACGGCGCCGCTGAATGCCGGCACCGTGCTGACCGAGGCCGACCGCCAGCATTGGAGCGAGATGCTGGGCGAACCCGTCGCCAGCTGGAAGGACCTGATCCCGCTCAACTGGAAGTCCGCCGTGGCGATGCATTTCGAGGACGCCCTGAATTTCAGCCAGGAGGATGAGGAGGGAAACTGACTGCGCGCGTCCTCCGGTTTCTGGAGGAGGACTATGCGAAGAAGGAGCGGGACTGCGATGCGTGCGAGGCGCCGGAACACGATATCCAGGACGACGGCCGGTGCAGCATCTGTCCGTTGCGCCGGTTGGACGCACTGTATCCGGAAGAGTTCCGTTCCTGGGTCTTCAATCTCATCCGCCTGTACAAGTGGCGGCAGGCCGGCTACCGCCTGGATGGCGAGGAACTCGACTTTGCCCAGTGGGCGGCCCTGGCGGAGATCACCCGATGGTTTGCCGTGCAGGATATCGAGGCGCAGGCGCGCCTATTGGGCAGGGCTCTTTGACGGGCTCGCCGGAGCAAGCATCCAGCGGATGGCGCGGAGCGTCAGGGAGACCATCCAGAATACGCCGGCCACCGCGAAGCAGAAGAGCCCGGCCAGCGCGCAGGCACCGCGGCGCACGGAATCAATGAGCCAGAACGCCGCCAGCACCAGCAGGCCTCCGATCAATGCTGCCGCTACTGTCGCCATCGCCTTCATATTACGGCGGCGCGGGGAGAAATGCAATGGCCGCTAATACGGTCGAAGCAGTGCTCGTCTCCCGGTATGTCGACCACGTCAGCGCCGGCGTGCGCCGCACCATGGACACGATGCGCGCCGGGATCATGGCCATGTCCGCCGGAGTACAGGCGGCAGTGGACGGCATGGTCAGCTCCTGGATCAATTTCGGCCTGCAGATGATGAACGTCAGCAGGCAGGGGGCCTCCGCCTCTCAGGGCCTGGCGTGGAGGTTCGCTGCGCTCGGGGTGGTCGTGACCGGGGTGTTCGCCAGGATCGCATCCGCGGCGGCTGGATTCCTGGCAGACGTGTCGCGCCAGGCGAGCGAAGTACTCGAACTAAAGCTCGCCTTCGAGAGTCTTACGGCCACCATGGGCGTGGCTGCCGACACGATGATGGGGAACCTCAAGCGCGCCACGGAGGGACTGGTCTCCAGCACCGTGTTGCTGCGCAACGCCAACCGCGTCCTCAGCGCAGACATCCCGCTGACCAGCCAGCAATATATCCAGCTTGTCGGCTCGATTTTCAAGCTCAGCAAGGCCGCCGGCGTCGATGCGGCACAGGCGATCCAGACGCTGACGGACGCGCTGATCCGAGGCAATGCCCGCGGACTGCAGGCCCTGGGGCTGAACCTGGGCGGCGTGCGTGACGCCATCAGTCAGATGGCCGAGGCGACCGGCCAGAGCATGAGCAAAGTCGAGGCCGATGCCAAGTTGCGCGTCTTCTACAACGAGCTGCTGCGCGCCACCTCGAGCGCGGCGCAGAAGAACGCCGCCGACTACTTCAGCCTTGCCGATGCGTTCGCCAAATCCCAGAACGTCTTCAAAGCCTGGGTGAATTCCATTGGCGAGGCGATCGGCCGCAGCGAAGTGTTCGAACGCCTGCTCCAGAGGCTGAGCCAGTCTCTCGACGACATGGGGCCTTCGGCCTCCGGCGTCGAGAAGATGGCTCTGGCCGTGAACCGCGCCCTGATCGACATGATGCAGCTTCTGGCGCGGATTCTGGACTTGATCACGGCCTTCGGTCCGGTCTGGGCGAGCCTGTACGCCGGGCTGAAGGCGCTCGGCGGCCTGGCATTCTATGTGCTGAATCTGATCCTGGGCGTGGTCGTACATGTCGTGGGGCGCCTGGTCGAAGTGCTGAGCCTCATCCCGCGCGTCGGCGAGATGTTCAAGCCGGCCGTGGCTGAGATGGCGCGGCTGCGGGACCAACTGCTTGACTGGCGATGGCGGGGCATCGAAACCTTCCAGCGGAGTTTCGAGGGCTTCGGCTCTGGCGTGATCGCCCTGGAACGGATGTCGGAGTCGCTCAAAAGCACCGCGCGCGAGATGGAGCGCTTCGCGGGCAACGTCGTCAGAGGCGCAGCGGCCACCGGCAGCATGCGCCGGGAGACGGAGCGCGCAGCCGTCACCGTGGAGCAGCTTAAGGAGCAGACGAAAAAGTACAACGAGCTGGCCTCGGAGTTCCAGAAGCGGTGGGCCACGCCTCCCATTCAGGCGACGCTGGACTACATCGCCACGCTGAACGAAATCGAAAGGCTCACCGCCGTGAGCGAGCGGCAGAAGAATCTCCTTCGGGAAGAGGCGTTCCGGACGTGGCTGAAGCGGATGCGGGAACTCGACAAAGAGGCCCGCGACAAGGCCTTCGCCGAATGGAAAGAGCAGTGGGAGCTCGAGCGCATGCTGCTCGAGCACCAGAAAGATCTCAGCCGGATGCCTCCGCCCCCGCAGCAGGCTGACCGCAACCTCGGCGCCGATGCTGCCTATGCAGGCCACCGCCAGGCCGAATTGGCCCGCATGCAGGAATGGCAGCGCGCGCAGGAGGCGCTCCGCAAACAGATGGACCGCGATACGCCGGACTGGGCAAAGCCGTTGCGGGATCTCCATCTCGAAATGGACAGGCTGAACCAGCTCAAGATGGACCCCTTTCACCAGACCATCGGCGCCCTGCGGTCCGGCATCGCCGACTTCGCGGCAGGCGCCGGACAGGCGTTTGCGAATTTCTTCTCAGACCTGGTCAGCGGCCAGGAGAACGCCGGCAAGAAGCTGTTGGCGGCCTTCCTCGGCATGCTCGGGCAGATGTTGGTCAAGCAGGGGGTCTTCCTGATTCAGGCAGGCATTGCCGAGATGGCGCTGGCATCCACTCTGATCGGGAAGATGATGGGTGCGTCGCACGCGGCCGGCGCCAGGGCCGTGGCCACTGGAACGGTGATGGCGGCTCTGGGGGGCGCAATGGTCGGCGCCGCGGCGGTCATGGCCCAGACGAATCGCGCCGGCTCCGGCGCGACCTTCCAGGAGAACGTTCCGCGGCCGATATCCGGATCTCAGGTGCAGGTCATTGAAGTCGGCGCCGCCGGCCGGGCCCAGAGCCGCGCCGAAGCGCAACCGCAGAAGCCGAAGGAACTCGGCACGCTGACGATCAAGCTCGAGCGCGGCCTGATCGTCCAGGAGGTCAAATCGAACATCCAGTCGAACGGCCCGTTGCGGACCGTGATCCAGAACATCTGACATGGCTGATTTCCCCACAATCCGCAGGCCCGATTATCCGGTGGAGGTGCAGGCGCCGGAACCGGAAGTGCTCGTATCACGGCACCGGGACGGCAGCGAGCAGCGGCGCTTACGCGGCGCAGGCGACGGGCGGATCTTCCGATTCACGATCGGCCAGTCCACTCCGCTCACCAGGCAGGAGGCGCAGGCGTTCTTGGATCATTATGCGCAACAGTACGGGCAGCTGTTCGCCTTCAACTGGACTCATCCCGAATGGAACGAGATCCTGGTCGTCCGCTATGCCGGTCCCATTCAGGTCAGGCATGTCGGCTATAACGCCTATGAACTCGAGCTGCAGCTGAAGGAGGTGCCGGCGTGATTCAGGTGAGCTCCGCCCTCCGCGCCAAGCTCTTCTCGGCCGAGTGCCAGCCGCTCGACCTGTATGAGCTGCATCTCGACAGCGGTATCCGCTATTACTCCACCGAGCACATTACCTGGGAAGGCCATGAGTATCTGCCTTACGTCGTGGACCGGTCCGATGTGCGCCGGTCGGAGCGTGAGATCGATTCTGTCACCGTAACGCTCTCCAACGTCGACACCGCCGTCGCCCAGCTGCTGTTGACCGAGCCCATTGAGGGCCGCCGCCTGATCATCCGCAAGATCGACCGCTCCGTGGCTGGCGACAGCATTGTGCTGTTCAACGGACTCATGGACAGGCCGTCCAGAATCGATGAGAAGACGGCTCAAATCACGGCACGGGAGCTGCTGGGCTCGATTGACGTGGAGGTGCCCGCGAGGGTGTTCTCGCCCTCTTGCCCCTGGCAGTTCAAGGGCGAGGAGTGCGCCTATGGCGGGACCGAGAACGAGTGCAACAAGAGCTGGGCACGCTGCCAGCAGCTCGGAAACACGGCCCGTTTCGGCGGATTCCGCTTCATCCCGCACAGCGGTGTTTATCAATACAAGCAGGTCGAGAAGCAGCGCACCTGGTACACTCTGGGGCTCTGGGCCCGCAAGAAAGAGAAAACGGTCACGGCCGTGTTCAACGCGGTCGATGATGTCATCTACGATCTGCCGATCCCCATCGTCCTCGGGCGGACACAGATTACTGGCATACCTATCCAACACGTCGATGAAGGCGGGCAGACGAAGATTCTTGCGGCCTTCGCCGCAGGCGCCTGCTCGGCGATCACCTATTTGCGCGCGAATGGCCAAGTCGTCACGGATTGGTCTGCTCATGCCGGCCAGTTCGGGGGGGAGGGAAATCAGCTCCCAGATCCTCGCTTCCCCGGGGCATATCCCTATTCGCTGCTGTGCTACGCCGGCATCACTGTGCCAAGCGATGTCACGCAGGAAGATCCGGCGCCCGCCGTCGATTGCGTCCTCCTCGGATCGATCGTGGCGGTCTTCGACGAGCAGGGCAATCTCGTTACCACCGAGTGGACCGATAACCCGATCTGGAATGTCCGGCACCTGCTGACTCTTCCGCTGGCGCAAGGAGGGATGGGGTTCCCCTTCGAGTGGATCGACGATGCGCACCTGGCCCGCGAAGCGGCCTATTGCGACGAGTTGATCACGGATGTGACCGGGTCGCAGATGATCGTCGTGCCGCCGGAGGCTCCTGTCACGCCAGGCGAAGACTACAGGCGGTATCAAAGCACGGGCGTCTCCGGGATCGGGGAACTCGATGATGGGCCCTATGAGACCTATACCCCGGCGCTCGACGAGGCCCCTCCGCCGCAGAAGCAGATCAAGCGGTTCACGCTGAATGTGGCCATCGCCAAGCAGGAGAAGGCAATCGACATTCTGCAGCGAAAGCTGTTCCCGGCCTTCCGAGGCTTCCGAAAGTATTCCAAGGATGGCAAGCTCCAGATCTGCGTCGAGAAGCCCGAGCCGAACACGAGCCTGGTGGCCGCGGCCGCGCATGGCACGCAGACTTTGGACGTAGCTTCGGTGGCGGGTCTGCTGGCTGGCGACCTGATCCTGTTGAATCCATTCACCGCGGCGGCAGAGATCGCGGTAATTTCCGCGGTTGCGCCGGGACAGCTGTCCCTGGCGGCGCCAGTGCAGTTCGCCCATGATGCCGGCGCGGTGCTGCACCGGATCGCCATGTATTTCGACGACAGCTCGATCGTTGGCGACCTCGAGTATCCCTTGGCGGACCGCCAGCCGAGCTACAACCGCGTCACCGTCAAATATGTCGATGCACCCGCTGGATTCGAGCCGCGCGAGCTCCGCATCAACGATTACGAGCACCAGGCTCAGGTGCGCCGGGTCGAGAATCTGGACGTCGATGGGTCCGCCATCGACAACTACAACCAGGCATGGCGCATCGGGCAATGGATGCGCGCCAAGGCCAGGGATCTTGGAAGGTACATCACCTTCCGGACGGACCTGCGCGCCAGCCTGCTGGAGATCGGCGACGTCATCGCCGTGTCGGCCGGCGAAGTGGGGCTGCAGGCCGTTCCGTTCCGGATCACGGAGATGTCGTTCCTCGAAGACGACGAGGTGATCCTGACCGGCCAGCTTTACAGCCTGGGCATTTACAGCGATGAGGCGCCGCAGGCCACCCTCACGGTGCCGGCTATCTTCAAACCGCTCACGTCCCTGATCCCCGGCATCAACGGTCTCGCGGCGGCGGATGTGGCGCTGGATGTTGACGCCAGGCAGGTGCGACTCGCACTGACCGGCACGGCTCCGGACTTTGAGAGCCTGTCGCAATTCAGGGTGTATGTCGAGATTCCGCAGGAAAACGACCCGGATCTGGAACACCCCACGTTGCCAGGGCAGATGTTCTTTGTCGGGCCCCAGTATGCCCAGCCAGGTCAACCCGTGCGGATGGAGATTGCGCTGCCCTTCCCGCCAGACACATGGCTGGCAGCGCGCTACACGCCCTCGCAACCGCTCAAGATTACCTGGGTCTTCTATGTGCTCACGGAAACCTGGGAGGCTTGCCAGCCGCTGAAACGGCTGACGAGCCTGAGTCCGGCGGCTCCGGCGGACGCCTCGCCATGGGTGGCTGTGACGCTTGACTTCACCAATGTCGCCGCCATGGCGGCTCAGGGGCATCTGGGCCCTGCCATCGAGCCCATGATGACCACGCTCGAGGTGGTGGATGGCCGGGCTGAGATACGGCTGGCGTATTTCCCGATCTATCCGTCCACCAATCTGGCCGCGGTCTACGCCTACAGCTCCACCGAGCAGAGCCCGCAAAACGAGCCACATGGTCGGTGGCCCTACGAGGGCGTCGGCACGACGTTTCCTGAGGCGTATGGGTGGGTCAAGTTATCCATCCCCCTTCCCGCCGCGCTCCCGGCGAAGGTGGCGATTCAATTGGCGGGCGAGTGGGGGGATGGCTACGTTCGCACACCGGCTCGGATCTCATGGGAGAACGGAGAACCGCAATTTGTGCCCTCCGAGTGGGGCACGGTGGTCACGCTGAGCAGCGAGTCTGTGGCACTTGGGGCTCCGTCGATCCAGTCGTCTGCTGTGGAGTACAAGCACACCGAGGGCGGCTGGGCGTACCGGTTTGCTGTGACCTTGGGCGGCGATGTGCTCTCGCAGCCTCAATATGGCGGCTCGGATATCTATGTGCGCTTTGCTGATGAGTCGGAGCCATCGGATGCCTCCGGTTGGGCGCTGCTGCGAGGGATTGCTGAGCATCGGCCGGGGGATTCGCCCACGGTCTATAGTGCGTGGTTCCCGATCACGCCAGGCACGTCGATTCAGTTCTGGCTGCGGGCTGTCGCGCGCGACCGCTCCGGCGTGGGCCGGGCGTGGAGTGATGTGGCCGGGCCGTACTCCCTGCATCTCCCGCTTGGGGATGCTGTGCCGGGCACGGGGCATACTTGGAACTTCACCGCGCAGCTCAACGGCTACTGGGATGATGGCAACGGCATTCGATACGGCAAGCTGGATCTGAGTTGGACGCCGCTTGACATTCCAGGGGTGGTGTACGGCATCTATGAGTACCGCTCGGTGGACTCTGAGCCGCCTCTGTACTCACTCTATGGGCCGACCGAGGCGAATACCGCCGAGAGCACGATCACGATGTGGGTTCCGCCTCCGGCGGGGGATGGGGAATACATCCATCTGGCGCTGGTGGCTCAGCTTCCGGCGGATGGCTTCTGGCCGAAGCCGTCGGACTATCAGGACGGCACGCTCCCGGTGGCGTCGGTGTGGCTGCCACAGGCGGGGCTGAGCGAGCAGGTGGCTAACTGGTCTGTCACGGTGGAAACCGACCAGTCGCAAGACATTCCGCGCGGGCGCTTCGTGTTCGCCTTCACGCCCCCGAATGATCCAGACTTCCACCACATTCACGTCTACCGGCGGCCAGCGGACTCGCTTGGGAATCCGCTGGCTGACTGGCTGCCGGATAAGGTGGCGTCGATCATCACGGGCGGGCCGGGCAGCTGGTGGCCTCTGCCGAGCCAGCCGGAGTACTGGCTCTTTAAGGCCGTCGCGTGTAACAGCTTGGGGCAGGAGAACGCTGACAATCCGCCGGTAGTGCTGGCGACTGTGCCTGCGTCGAGCGGCGTGACGGCTGGCAAGGTGTCTCCGGGCGCTGTGACTGGCCCGGTGAGTGTGGATGCCAGCGGGCGGGTCACGATCAATCCGGGGGCGATTGCGGCGCAGCACATCGGCTCCGTGAACGCGGAGTCGATCCAGGGTCTGATCGCGGCGTCCAAGATCGAGTCGATCAATGCCACGCAGATCACCGGGCTGATCCAGTCGTCTCAGATCGATTCGATTGCCGCCGAGAAGATCGCCGGTCAGATCGCGTCATCGCAGATCCAGTCGATCAATGCGAACCAGGTGAGCGGCGTACTGCAATCCAGCCAGATCGGCTCTGTGAGCGCCACGGCGATCACGGGAGTGATCGTCTCGCAGCAGCTTGCCGACCAGATCCTCAACTCGGCGCGGCTCATTGCGTCCGGCATGGGGATCTCGGTGAAGGTGCCGTCTCTGCCGACGCTGCCGGATGCGAATTACCCGAATGGCTGTATCGTGCTGCGGTCTTCCGATAGAACGCTCTGGAAGAACCAGGGCGGCTCATGGGTGCGGGTCGATCCGTCGGCGGAACTGACCGGCAGCATCACCTCGACTGACATTGCCTCGGTGAATGCCTCGGCCATTGTTGGGCTTATCACGGCGGCTCAGATTCAGGCGGTCAATGCAACCCAGATCACCGGGCTGATTCAGTCTACGCAGATCGCCTCCATCGAAGCGTCGAAGATCACCGGGTCAATCCAATCCACCCAGATCGCCTCGATCAGCGCGGACAAGATCACCGGGTCAATCCAATCCACCCAGATCGCCTCGATCAGCGCGGACAAGATCACCGGGTCGATCCAATCCACCCAGATCGCCTCGATCAGCGCGGACAAGATCACCGGCTCGATTCAGGCGACCCAGATTGCCTCGATCACCGCCGACAAGATCACGGGCACCATCAGCAATAACCAGATCGGCTTCATCTACGCGAACAAGCTGGTTAGCGACTCGCTCGACTACGCCGTAGGCAATCTATACGTGCTGGGCTTTATCAACGTCGCGTCGAACCCCTTCTCCCCTGGGTCTGGGACCGTATATTGCGGGGCGGTGAGCTCCAACTATTGGGGGGTTAACGGTTCAGGGCAGGGCATCTTCCAGTCTGTCCAGGCGTATACGGGGAACTTCATCACGTCACTGACAGTAAACGGACAGACGCTGGGCAATGCGGCGTATCGCAACGTTGGTACTGGCGCTGGGGATGTGGCCGCCGGCAACCATACGCACAGCGCTTACTCTTCGTCGAGCCATAGCCACAACGTGACCGTGACTCTGGCTGTGACGAAGCAGGTCATCAACTATGTGGACCAATACAACAACAGCTACTCATTGGAAGTGGTGACCGATGTGGCGGTTCAGGGGGTGAGTTGCGGGCAGCCGCAGTGAGTTTGACTTCTAGGAGGTTAGGAATGCACGTTTTTTCGGAGAACGAGTCCCGCCTGGTCCGAGAGATCGTGGCGCAGCATCGAGAGGCATCGGCGCAATTGACGAGGGTGGAACTCGCCCTCCGAGTGGCGATCTCCTCACTCTGTGCAGCGCACGGGCTCGATGGCGATTGGCGGCTGGCTGATGATCTGAGCGGATTGGTGCGTGTCGAGCCCAAGATGCACGACGGCGAGGCGCGCGCCGAAGTGGAACTGACCGTATCGGGAGGTAAAAGTGGCGGCCAGCAATGACGCGAAGAACCTGATGCTGGACGCCCTTTTGCAAGGGGCCGCCATTTATGTGTCCCTGCATACGGCAGATCCGGGCACGACTGGCGCGGGCGAGGTGTCTGGCGGATCGTATTCCAGGGCGAGCAGCACGTTCTCTGTGGCGAGTAACGGGCAGTCCAGCAACACACAGCAGATCGTCTGGACTGATCTGCCCGGCTGCACGGTAACACATTGCGGTGTGTGGCGCGGTTCGACGTTCCTGTTCGGCGCGACGCTGACACAGCCGCGGACTCTCTTGGCTGGCGACGGGTTCTTCTTCCGTCCGTCCACTGTGGTTGTCCAGGTGCCCTGATGACGCTGACCGCTGGCTCTCCATGCTATCCAGCTTGGCGGACGCTGATTGACCGCTGGCGTGATTACACCGGGGCTTGGCGCGTGCTGGCTGTCCCGCTGTCGCTCCCAGTGCTGGCTGCATCGGCACCCTCTGGCGCTCTGGCGTATGGAGCGGACGCAGCGCCGGTCACTCTGTCGGCGGTTGCGGGGAGCGGGGCTGGTGGCCGCTTGCTGGCAGGGGATGGCGCGGACGCGATTGTGGCGCTGGCAATCATGGGTTCCGGGTCGATTGATGGTGCGGGCTCGGTGGCCGCGGCACTGGGAGTCGCGCCTGTGGCTGATGGGCGCATCACGGCGTCGGCGGGGGCGGAGTACGTGGCGCTCCTGCTGAGCGGGGCGTCTGGCGGCGCGCTGCGCCCGACTGTGACGCCACCGGCGCGGTTGTCTCGGGGGAGGCTGACGTGGCGCTTCTGACGGTGCTCTCGTTGGATGATCCGGTTGACGCCAGTCTCGCGGCGATCAACGGCAACTTCTCGGCGCTGAATGACGAGCTCGCGGGGAAGGCGGCAGCCAGTCACGGGCACGATGCTTCCGCGATTGTGAGCGGCGTGCTCGCTGCGGCGCGCCTTGGCTCTGGCAGTCCCACTTCTGGCACGTTTCTGCGTGGGGATGGCGCGTGGCAGCAGGTGCAGTGGCAGGATATGGCTGGTCGGCCGACTTCGTTCCCGCCGGAGGTGCATAGCCATGACGGCTCGGAGATTGCTACCGGGACGGTGCCCTTGGCCCGTTTGGGTGGAGGGACCCCCTCGGCAAGTACGTTCCTGCGAGGAGATCAGACTTGGCAGGCTGTCAGCTGGGACGATATCACCGGCAAGCCAGGCGAGGCATGGCAGTTAATCTCTGGCGGGATTGCGTACGTGGGCGGATTGGTGGGCATCGGCACGTCTCAACCGACCGAGATCCTCCATTTGTATAGCGGGCAAGTAGCGACTCGAATTCTGGTCGAGACAGAGCGAGACCAGAATTTTACCTCTGGCGAGCTGGTCTGCAAGGCATGGTCAGGCGGCGGACTCTGCAGCGGTGGGATCTTCAGAGGGTATAGTGCCCGCGGGTCGCGGAGCAGCCCGCAGGGCACTCAGTACCCTGACCGGCTGCTGCAGATCGCCGGCTACGGCTATACCGGCACGGTGGCTGCCATCGGCGCACAGATCCGGTTCCGGGCCGGGTCCAACTGGTCAGCGTCCAACTGCCACACCGACATCTACATCGAAGCGAACGGGCCGAACGAGACCAGCATTCCGACACGGTTTCGGCTGGAGGGCGTCGGGGCGTTTGTCCTGGCGGCGGCGCCGGCCACGCCTTCAACGCCGGCCGCCAGTGCGGAGGCGAAGATCTACGTCAAGGGCAGCAAGCTGGTGGTGCAGTACAACGACGCTGGCACGGTGCGCTACAAGTATCTGGACCTGGTCGGCACGGGTGTGACCTGGGTTCACACGACCACGGCGCCGTGAGGCGGCGAGTGAGAAGTCTGGAGGACATAATGCCGAAAATCACCATCATGTTTCAGGAGGAGGGCCAGCAGCCTTCCGTGATCGAGATTCCCGGGGCCATCGCGGCGGTGCTGGATCGCCACGTAGCCTATTTGCAGGCCGAGGGGCAGCCCGTGGCCGGCAAGACGGATCTGTTCATCCGGTTCACCTGGCAGAACTGGCTGAAGCCGGTCCTGGAGAGGCAGGGGCTGAGTGTGCGCCAGCTTGCCGGGCCGGCGGGGCAGCAGGCGGCTGAGCTGGAGGCCCAGCTCGCCCAGGCGCGCGCTGCAGAGGAAATGGCGGCAGTGCGGGCGGTCGTGCGGCGTATCGAGGAGGTGAAATGAGCGACAAGGCTCTGATTGATGCGATGGCCGAGGCAATGGCTACCAAGGAGGGCTTTTACGTTACCGAGAAGCAGGCTCGGCAGCGCGGCATCAAGTGGCCGACCATCGCGCAGAAGTGCTGTAACCCCGGAAACATCCGGGCGTGGCAGGACGCTCAGGGGCGCTGGTATCCGACTACCGGTGGTCTCGGGCCGGATGGGAGACCTCGGGGGTATGTGGACTTCGTGGCGTGGGCGCGCCAGAAGTTTGGCAATCTGCCGGAAGCGGAACTGAGGCGGCGCGCGCTGGAAGAGGGGTGGCGCAAGCTGAAGCGGCAGATCGAGATTTACCTGAGCGGGCGTCATACGGAAGGCAGGCGGCCCACGCCGCTCCAGATGTTCGCCAAGTACGCGCCGGCATCTGATGGGAACAACCCGGCTGAATACGCTGAGTTTGTGGCGGGGCGGCTCGGGATTCCCGTGGACCAACCGTTTCCTACGAACTGGGGAGGATCTGATGGGTGACGGAACGGTGGCTGTGCACACTCGACGCGGCTTCCTCCACACGCTGCTCATGTTGACTGCCCTTGTGACACTTGCATGCTGCGCATGGTTCGCCGCTGAAGCGGCCATGGCGGCACGGGCCATTGCGCATGCAGTGCGGACCGCCGACCGCGTGGCGGCGGATTTGCCGCTCATCATCGACCGTCGGGCCGCCGAGATCGTCGCGCGTATCGACGAGCGCGCTGGATCCCTCGAACGGACGGCAGCGGCCCGGTTTGCCTCGCTGGAACGGACGGCCGACGCGCGGCTGGCGAGCGCAGAGGCGCGCCTCGATGCGCGCTTGGGCGAGGCAATAGCAACTGCCGACCGGCGGCTCGGAGAGGCGACTGGATCGGTGGCTCGTCTGGTGAGCCAGTCCTCCGGCCCCCTGGCCTCGGCTGAACGGCTGCTGCAGCGCACGGATGGCGCCGTGGCTGACTTGCACCGTAGCGTCTTTCCCTGGATCGACTGCGGCAGCGGCGTGGTCGGCGAGGGCAAGCCATGCCTGCAGTACGAGTTGTGGTGGATGACGCGCAAGGCGAACCTGACGATGTCATCCGTCACGCTGGCCGCCGAGACGACCAGCGAGACACTTCGGCGATATGGCCCGAGCACGGCGAAGAGCGTGGACGGGATCGCGGCGAGCCTAGACCGGATGGGGCGATGGTACACGAGCAAGCGGCGGTTGTTTGTCGAAGGCGGCTTGACGCTGGCGGGTGCGGCTCTGCGTGGAGGTCTTTGATCTTGTGGAGGTACGTATGCAGAAGTTGATTCAGGTGTTGACGATGCTTCCTGCTCTGATCCAGGCGATCCGGGCAGCGGAAGATGCTATCCCCTTGCCGAAGGCAGGCAAAGAGAAGCTGGAGTTGATCCTGGGTGTCATCGACGATGTCGTTGGCGCGGCGGACGACTTGAAGCCCGCGGTGGCCCGAGTTGTCAGCCGCGTCGTTACGACTTTCAATGCCCTGGGCTTGTTCCGACCTTCCAGCGGTTAGGTGACCGTCCTTTGGTTCACCTGGCGCAACAACTGAATCCCTACCGCCTGACTGGGGAATGCCCTTTTGTTGCACCAGGTGAACCGACAGTTTTTTGGCAGTTTTTACCAATATCCACAGAGTTTCTACCACGCGCGCACACCGTCGGTGAAAGGGAACCGGGCACAGTCGGGATGCAGCCGCCGCCCAAGGGCGGCGGGGAAACCGCTGACGAGGGCGCAGGCAACACGGTTGGGATGCAGCCCTCGGCCAAGGCCGAGGGGAAATCCGAGAGAGAGGGCTGCGGCCGAACGGCGGCGGGGACGCCGGGCTCAGAATTCGCTGACGGAGGTGATGCCGCTTTCGTGGAGGGCGGCGGCCATTTTTTCGAGGGCGGACTTGTGGATCTGGGAGACGCGGCTTTCGTTGATGCCGAGCATGCCGCCGATTTCTTTCATCGTGAGCTCGTTGGAGTAATACAGGATCACGACTTTCCGATAGCGCTCCGGCAGAACGCTCATGGCTTTCTGGAGGCGCTCGCGCATCTGTTCGCGGGCGCAGATGAAGTCAGGCTGGCTTTCGGGATCGCCGGGGTAGTCGGGAGGGGGCAGTTCGTCCTGATCCTGGCTGCGGGTGTCGGCGGAGACGAGCCCGATGTTGCGGAGATCGAGAGCCATCTGGCGCCACCGGGAGACGGCGACGCCCATGCGCTCGGCCAATTCGTCTTCGGTGGGCTGGCGGTGCAGCAGGGCGCAGAGGTCGCGCGTGATCTGCTCGACCTGGCGGTGTCTGCGGCGCATGTCGCGGGAAGCCCAATCCATCTGGCGGAGGCTGTCGAGAATGGCGCCCTTGATGCGGTGCTTCGCGTAACTGGAGAAGGCCACCTTCTTGTTGGGGTTGTATTTCGAGGCAGCGTCGAAAAGTCCGAGAATTCCGGCGTGGACGAGGTCGTCCAATTCGACGTGAATCGGGAGCCCCTCATGAACGCGCACGGCGATCGCCTTCACGAGAGGGAGATGTTCGAGGACAACCTTGTCGCGCTGCTCGCGCTTCACCGCGAGCCTTTTCTCCGCACTGGCTGCCGCCGGCTGCTTCGGCTTCCTCGCCGCCACGGTTGCTGTCGCTCTTGCCGCCAT